GGCACATCTAACAAACTATCGGCCAACTACTGGAGCCGAAAAGCATGGTCGTGCTAATATCTTTTTATGAAAAACGAAAACTACAAGTCACGCAAGCAGATGATTAAGCACGAAAAGAAAGAGAACAAGAAGAAGGACTACGAGGGTTTTGGCAAAGCAGCCTACGGCAAACGTAAGTCCTGTTCCTAATTGTGCTAAGGCACAGTAGGGTATGATAGGCCAATGGCTCGTTATAACACTTTTGGCGAAAAAGACAGTCAGTTCAATGATGAGGTGGACATTGGATTCTCACGAATCAATGCCCGATTGCGCCCCGATCAATTAAAGTCTGGCGAGCTGGCTGTGTCCATCAATGGACGCATGGACATTGACGGTGCTTGGCAACCCCGAAAAGGGTCTAATGCTTTTGGGCCTCAGCTTGGTAATAGCGGCGAAGCGTTGATTGTTCCGTTCTACGTCTGGACCAATCAAACAATTAGTAGCGCAACTCGCAGCACAACGACGGTTACGATTACAACCCTTCTTGCACATGGGTTTATTACAGGCACGCAAGTGGGTATCGCTGGGCTTACGGGAACAGTTAACCCCAACGGCAATCGCACAATTACCGTTACAGGCTCAACAACATTTACATTCACCATTACGGGTGCTACGGGTAGCGAAACCTATTCAATTGACTTCGACAACTTTGCCGGGGCTCCTCTTCTGAGCAGCAACATCAACAATGCCTACGGCTCTTGCTTGTTCTCCGACCCCTCGGATGACAACGACGAATACTTTATTTTGGCCCTCAATTCTAAAGCCATTGCGGTTAATTGCTCAACAGCAGCTACAACTGACATTGCCTATCCATCTGGCATCACCATAACAGACGATGTTGAGATGATTCAGGCGTTTAACAAGGTGTTCATCTTCCGAGATGGACTTACGGCCCTATCTTGGAACGGCGTTGTTACTGGTAGCCCAGCCTTTGTTAAGGTGGCAAATGGCACCTATGCCAACACAACGTATTACAATGCTAATAACAACACAAGCATTGCAGATGGTGTTGTGACTGTAAGTGAGACGGCTCATGGTCTTTCTGTTGGAAGACAGATTTTTGTGGTGGATAATAGCACAACCCATTTAGTGGAAAACGGAGTTGGTTACACCATTGCGTCTGTTCCTAATGCCAATACATTCACCTTCTTTGCCCAAGTTGCAGATCACGCAAGTCACAAGGTAATTTATTCCGTAGCTCAGTCACAAGGACTTGGATTTGTTCATATGCCCGCGCCCCCGTGGGGAGTCTATCATCAACGTCGTATCATTGCACCCTACTACTACACCTCTACTGGAACATCTGGCAGTGAAACAATTACTAGCCGCAACGTAAGGGATGAGTTGATATTCTCCGACATTTTTGATTCAGACACCTATGACCACATCCAGAATCAGTTCAAGGTTACGGCTGGCATTGCTGACTATTTGCAGTATGTCCACCCATTTACTGACGACAATGCTGTGGTTCTCAATCGCAATAGCATTCATCTTCTTAGCGGGCTATCGGGTAGCCTGACGGACATTACACTCAAAGAAATTACACGCGAAGCTGGGCTTGTGGCTCGTCGTTCCGTTGTAACCATTGCCAATCAAATTTTCTTCCTTTCAGACAACGGTGTTTACGCAACAGCCTTCGGCGACCTCTATAATCTTCGCGGAGCAGGACTACCCTTGTCTGACCCAATTGACCCCATCATTCGCCAAATTAACAAGGAGTATGCCGACAAGTCGGTAGCCATCTATCACAACAATCGCTACTACATTGCCATCCCGTTAAACGCATCCATCTACAACAACGCCATATTGGTTTACAACTTGCTCAACCAAGGTTGGGAAAGCATTGATTTGATTGAACAGGAGGGCTGGGACGTGGCCAACTTCATTACCTCTAGTGCTGGTGGCGTTAATAGACTCTTTGCCATCAACCGATTTGGCGGCATCAATGAGGTGGAGTCCCGCGTTGATGACGTAGATAACATCTACACGTTCCCCGGCCTCCCATCCAAATTCTTCCACGTTGAATCGGAAGCGTTAACCCGTGAGTTTACATTCCAAAGCCCAGAACGCAAGAAGTTCAACAGCTTTGAAATTCACACGGAATCCAGCGAAAGCAACAACTCCGACGCTCTCATTGAGGGTGTGTCTGAGAATTTGGATAGTGAATTTGAGCTTGGCACCGTATCTGGCATCCTTGGTGAAGTCTTAGCGGTAGGTGAAGACGCATCTCTGCGTGGTAGAATCGGCAACATTCGGGCTTACGGAATGCAACTTAGATATACTCCGACTGCTGGACGACCCAAGTTGCGCTTAGTAAAGCTCACAGCATCACCCACCTTCAGAGCGTTAACACAAGCCTCATAACATGGCAATTCTATCCAAAGGAGCAACGATTGTTGCCGACACGCAAGTTAGTGCAACCAACCTCAATAACTTGGTTGATGCAGCTACGTTTGTATCCGGTGCGGTTGACGGCACTACCACCCAGCTTTCAAGTGGAGCCATCATTGTTAAGGACGGTGGCATCACCCCAGCCAAAATAAGCACGGGTGGCCCTAGCTGGACAAGCGGTGGCACGGTGTCTGCCACAGCGTTTTCTGGCCCCCTTACGGGAGCTGTAACGGGTAATGTTACAGGTAATGTAACGGGTAACTCTTCAACAGCAACAGCTTTTGCAACAGCGCGAACCATTTCAATTACTGGTGATCTTGCCTACACCTCGCCTAGTTTTGATGGCACAGGTAACGTAACGGCGGCTGGCACCTTGGCAACCGTAGCAACGGCTGGAACAACAGGAGGCTCCACCGCAATTCCAGTCATTACGATTAACGCCAAGGGATTAACAACTTCTATCACCACTGCGGCTGTCATTGCCCCAGCTGGAACACTAAGCGGTTCGACGTTGGCTTCAGGCGTAACGGCTTCAAGCCTGACAAGCGTTGGCACACTTGGTAGCCTCACCGTCACCAACCCCATTTCGGGCTCAGTTACAGGGTCTAGCGGTAGCACAACGGGTAACGCAGCAACGGCTACCAAGATAGCAAGCATTACCAATTCCGACATTGTTCAACTAACGGCAAGCCAGACGTTAACAAACAAGACGTTAACCTCACCAACTATCACTGGAACGGGAGCTATTGCTGGAAACTTTACAGGCCCACTTACGGGTAATGTCATTGCTAGTATCGCTAACATTACACTGCTTGATTTGGTTCCTGAATTTGGCTATCCCACGAGCGGAACCATCACCCTCAATCTTGCAGCCGCAAGTAACGCCAAAATTGAACTTGCTGGTAATAGCACGTTTGCACTTTCTAGCATTGATAGCGGCCAAGTAAACATTGTGGCCCTCAAGAACAATACAGGTGGAAGCATTAACACTACTTGGCCGGCGTGGACATCTGCTGGTGGCACATTCCCCGCTTCTCTAACATCTGGGCAAGCAATGGTTGTTTCGCTTTATTCCTACGGCTCTACCACAGGTAGCGTTTACGCAGTTTCTTCCCTCTAATTTTATGCCTTACGACCCACAGACAGGCGAGTATATACCAGACGTTGGAGCACGCCCAGCTTTAACACTTGGCGGTTCAGGTAACTCATTTGGTTTTGACCCTGCACAAGCTACCCGCGACTATCTTGCGAGCATATCCAACCCGGATACGCTTAAAGCCCTATTGGGTGCTGAAGCTGCTGCACGTCCCGCCCTTGGTGGTCTTGGACTTAAAGATATTGGTCAATATTCGCAAGGCGTTGCTCAGTTTGATGCAAAGGCGTTTCTTGAAGCTCGGCCTGACATCCTTAACAATTTCAACAATGACCCCGGCTATGCTCAGACATATGGAAGTCTTGAGCAATACGCTAAGGCTGCTGCTGATGCCGAAGGACTTACGGCTAATTTTACAGTTAAAGAAGGTGGTTCAATTGATTTATTTAAGGCATTAGGTGGTGCTGCAAGTGGAGTAGAAACGGCGGCAAATACAGCCGTTAGAACTGCTTCAACCGCTGACGTTAATGCCCTAGCCCCTCAACTTGCGGCTACTTACAATCAGCTTAATCCAGAGGTTCTTGCTAGTTTAAAACGAGCTGAAGCCCTTTCTGCTCCCGGTGCTGACCCCTACGCTGGTATGCGTAGCGCGGTTGAAAACGCCAGACAATTTGGAGACTTGTCGTTTACCCCAGCTCAAGCGGCTTTGCTTGGAGCAGCTCCACAGGTAGGTCTCGGTGGCTATAATGCCGCTCAAACTGCGGCTGAAAGCTACAACGCAGCATTAGCCCAATCTGGTGGTTATCAAGCTGAGCGTGCGGCGGCGGAGAACTACAATGCGGCATTAGCCAAGTCTCAGGGATATACCGCTGAACGCGCAAATTCCCAAGGATACAATGCCGCCCAAACCACAGCGCAGGGATATACTGCTGAAACAGCTGGTTCTCAGGGTTACAACACCCAAGGGTATACGCCAGATAGCTATAATGCTGCTCAAGCTGCAACCGGTATGCAGACGGAGGCTGAGCGTTTAGCTCGCGGAAAACTTGGTGAATCACTTTACGCTCAGGCTTTGCAAGCTGGACCGAGTTCAGCTGCTCAATTGCTTGGTGGTCGTGCGGCACAATTTGCCGCTAGCACAGGTCAGCTTTCCCCTGAAGAACTGAGAAACATTCAACAGGGCACACGGGAAGCCTACGCCGCCCGTGGCATTGAGATGAGCAATCCAGCCATTGCTGCTGAGGCTATGGCTCGTTCCGGTGCAATGCGTCAACGTCAGGCTGAAGACTTGGCTCAGGCCGTAGCTCTCAATCAGGCTTACACCCAAGACCTAACCACCAACCGCAATTTTGGAACGGGTCTATACGGACAAGAAATTGGTCTGCAACAGTCCAATCAACAGGCTGCTCTTCAGGCTGCTCTTGCCAATCAGCAGGCCAATCAAAATGTAACGCTGGCTAATGTTGGGGCAACGAACACTGCGAGCCAATTCAATACTGGCCTTAAAGCTGATGCCAGTCAGTTCGGTGCAAACGCAGCCAACCAAGCGTCTCAGTTTGCCGCTAATGCAGCCAATCAGGTAGCTCTGGCTAACCAGCTTGCTAGAAATACATCCAATCAATTTGGGGCTGACGCCAGCAATCAAGCTAACGCACTTAATCAAACTGCAACAAACACGGCCAACCAATTTTCTGCTAATGCGGCTAACCAAGCAGCGTTGCAGAATGCACTATTAGGCACCAATGCAGGACAATTTGGCGCAGATGCAGCTAATCAAATGTTCTTGGCTAATCAATTGGCCACCAATACGGCCAATCAATTTTCTGCAAACGCTAGAAATCAAGCTGCATTACAGAATGCGCTGTTAGGTTCTAATGCCGGGCAATTTGGTGCTGATGCTGCAAATCAGGCATTCCTAGCCAATCAGCTGGCCATGAACACGGCCAATCAGTTTGGGGCTAATGCAAGAAATCAAGCAAACACCGCCAATCAAGCCGCAACCAATGCAGCTAGAATCTTTAATGCAGACGCCGCAAATCAAACTCAGCTTACTAATGCTGAGCTTATGGCTAAGTATGCTTTGGCCAATCAGGGTGCAACCAACCAGTTTTCTCTAGCCAATCAGCTGGCGCAAATGGATGTTAATGCTCAAAACAGAACATTCTCAGCCGATCAAGCACAGAAGAACATTACCAACCTTGGGGTTCTGGGGCAAGCCGGTGCCAATAGAGCCCTATCTGATCGTGACTATGCCGCTACTTTGGCTCAGGGCTATCGCAATGCAGCGTATGACCCAATGAGTGCGCTGCTTGGCCAGACAAGCAATGCTGCTCAAACAGCTGGTCAACAACAGAACTATGTTTTGGACTTGGCTAAGATGTTTAATACTCCAACAACCTACAATCCAGATACGGGTGTTAATTTGGCGTTGGCTAACAATGCCAACATGACCAATAAACAAATTGCTGAAACCTCTGCTGCTGCTCAATTGGCGGCTGCTAAGGCTGGTGCCTCTGCTACAAAGACTGCTGGTGTTGCGGGCGGGATTGGAAGCATTGTTGGAGGCGCATTGGCCGGTAAAGTTCTTGGTGCTAAAGCCGCATTCCTCTGTATCCCAGAGGGCGAACTCATTGATACACCAGAAGGCCGAGTGGCTATTGAAGACATCCGCTCTGGTGATAGCGTCATTGGCTTCTCCGGTGAACCCGTTAAAGTGCTCATTAAACATGAGTATGCCGAGAACCCAGAAGCAGAACGCTTTCATCGTTTCTACCTTGATAATGGCAAAGACTTCTCTGTATGCGATATGCACCGCATTGAAGGCGAACGCTCGATGGACTACAATGTGGGGAACAGCTTTAAGGGCGGCGAGGTTGTTGAAGCCATCGCTGTCTATGGCGGCGTCACCCGTTCCTATGACTTGTTGACGGAAGACATCGGCTATCGTATGTCTGGCGTAGCCGTTAACAGCATGATTGAGGAACTTGCCGCCTTCTCATCCACCTAAACTTTCTTAAACACAATGATTGGAAGCTCCGTAAATCCCGCCCTAGGTCGCATTGACTACTCCCCCATAACACAGGGGGCGCAATCTGCTGCACAAAGCATCCAAGCAGGCGGCCAAGCATACGGCCAAATGTTCGCCAATCTTGGCCAACAAATTGGTAGTGGCATCCAGCAATACCAACAGAACAAGCAGAAGCGCGATTTCCTTGAGACGCAGGCAAGAAGCAACATCGGTGAAGCAATTCAGTCGATAAACAACTTCAGGGCCAATCCCTCGGCTTACGGTGGCAAGGCTCCAATTCGTCCAGAGGCACTTGAAGGATTTTCACTTGAAGACATCCCTAAAATTTCCATTGGTAAACTAGAGGGGTTTGTTTCTCAGACGGAAAAACTGCTGCAAAAACCACGGGCAATTGAGAGCTTTATTCAACAGCAAGCCCTGACGGATGCCGCAAATCAGCAGCGTAATACAAGATTAAGTGATGTGTTTCAGAAATACACAAAACCCGCTCCTCCATCAATGATTGCAAGGCCGGGACTTGAGGCAAAGCCACTAGATCAAGTTGCGCTTACCTCTGATTTACTTAGAGCTGGAGCAAGTCCAGACGAAGTTGCTACACTGACAAAGGCAATGCCATTTGCTCAACAACAACAATTGGATACGGCATTGCATCGCAATGTAATTGCTACTGTTGATGCGGAAATCAAATCTGGTATTACTAAGCCCGAGCTTTTTCAGAAACGGTATGCCACGTTGATGGCTAATAACGGAAGAAATGTTATAGAGCGTTTTCCTTCTGCTGGAACATACGTCCGTAGAGATAATCAAGGTGGTGCTGTTCAAGCTGTTAGAAGCACCAACACTGGTCAAATTGGAGTCGTTGATGTAGCTGGAAAATTTAATCCGATAGACAGTGAGGCTTATATGCCGATGACTACATCTGATGCTAATATCTTTTTAGATGGTCCAGCATTCAAAAAGTTGGGTCAAGATTTAGTTGACCAAGAAAATGCCGTAAAAGAAATCAACCGTTTTGTTGAAGGTGTAGGCAGTCTTCCTAAGGGCATAGATAAACTTGTTAATGCTGCTTCCGCAAAGATTAAGACAATTTTTGATGCTGGTCCTCTTACGGAGCAAGAAAGAGCTGGTGGATTAAGTCAAGCTAGACAACAGGGCTTGCTTGGTGCTCTTAGAACTACTATTCTTGGTCCCGGCGTTCTAACTGAAATTGACGCTCAACGCATTCTTGATCGTATTGGTGGCGATGTAACAAGCGTTTCAACCAACCCAGCTTTGTTAAGAGATATTGTTGCCGAAGTTATTGAAGGCAAAATGAATCAATATCAAGAAAACCTGAATATCTACAATAGTCATGTCGCTGGTCGCTATGGTTCTTGGGGGATAAAGCAAAGAAATCGTATTGCTCCGTTTACTGAATACAACCTGAAGACCGTTCCATTGGGTATGGATTTGGATATTTGGAATGCTATGACCCCAGAGGAAAGAAAGGCATTCCAAAAAACTAACTAATCATGAAATATACACCAGAACAAGAAAAAGCTATTGCTGATGCTAGGGCTAGACTGCAAGCCCAAGTAACATCAACCCCTGCTGTTTCTGCTGCTCCCGCTGCTCCTGCTGGAAAATCATTGATGTCTAAAGCCCCCGGTATGGCGGCTGACATTGGATTGGAAGCAGGCGGAGCTACTGCTGGACAAATGATAGGTGCTATTGGTGGTCCAGTTGGGGTGGGAGTTGGTGGTTTTATTGGCGGGGCTGGTGGCAATGCCGCAGCTCAGATGCGACAAATCAAAGCCGGTGATCGCCCCAAGTTTTCTGTTCCAGAAATGCTTGGCTCTGGTGCATCTTCAATGATTCCCGGTGGTTCTTTGTTTAAAGCAAGTGCTACAACCATCGCTAAAGAGGTGGCCAAACAAAGCTCCGCTCAACTCGCGGGCATGGCAATTGAGAGTCTCGGTGAACGTGGTGACATATCAAAGATAACTGCTCCACAAGCCGTAGTGACATTTCTAGGCACATCTGCTGGTATTGGTGGCGCGGCGTTAACTGATATGGGCAAGAAAGTTCAAAGGCAGCTAATTGACAAAGCCGACAAAGCCGTGAGGGATAAAACCCTTGAAGAAGCTCGCAAGGAGGGATACATCATTCTTCCCTCAAGTTTAGGTAAGTCTGGTGTTGTTACCGATGCTCTTGAGTTTATTGCTGGAAAGTCGGCCACAATGTCAGATATTGTTGAACGCAACGACTTTGTTACTAAATCATTAGCTAAACGAGCCGTTGGTATTCCTTTGACTGAAACTCTCGATGTTGCAGCGTTGGAGAGTGTTCGTAAGCGGGCCGGTGAAGTTTATGCAGAAGCCGCTTCTGTATCTGGCAAGGCTTCTAAGGCTCTTGATAGCTATAAGATCGCAAGGGATGAAGCTCGCATATTTAGCATTGCGTATGAACGTAACGGTCAGGCTGCTGATCTAAAACAATTCAAGAAGTATCAGGCGAAAGCTGATGGCTATTGGTCTGTTATTGACAGCGAAGCAAAAAAAGCTGGCAAGGAAGATTTGATTGATCGACTACAAAAGTCTAAGGTTCTTATTGCCAAAACTCATCTTATTGAGGATGCTTACAACACCGGTGCTGGCACGGTTGCGGCAGACATTATTGCTAAACGACGCTCGTATGGAAAGAACATCCCTCCGGATGAATTAAAAATCATTGCCGATTTTGCGGAAGCATTTCCA